CTGATTGTAGATGCGAAATGCTTCCATTCGTCTAGCTGACCGCGTGAAATAATGTTATGCATAAGTTACCTTTTTAGTACGTCATAATGAAGTAGGTTTCATCTCATAAGTTTAACTCGTTATCTGTAGTATTTATGTCAGGGATGCCTGATATAGATAATTATTTACATAAAAAAAGACCCCCCGTGAGGGAGGTCTGAAAGGACAGTCGGGGCAACCTGCCCCGCAACATCCTGGATCACATAAGGTTGCGAACAAGTACACGTCTGTAGTACTGGTTGCGTCCCTTGCCGTTCGTACCAAGAAGATCTTCGCCCACAGCAGAACCGTCTGCTTTGAACACGAAGGGGTTGGCGACCATACCGTAGCGGGTCTTGAAGCCAATCTTGGGTTGGAAGGATCCCTGATCCACAGCGCGGACCATCTGGAGGGGCACATATGGGCAGTAGAAGAGTCCTGCGTCATATGCACTGCTACCCTTGTAACCAGCCACGTAGTAGTGGTCGTTAGCCAGGTTTGCAGAATAAGGATCCACATACACTTTCACGCCACCGTTGAGAGTACCAACGAAGGTGTTACCAGTGTCATCGGGGAGACCGTTGGTTGACAGTGCAGGGGTGTAATCCAGCACGCCAGCCATATTCAGAGCGGAAGCAACATCAGCAGAGCAGAGGATGAAGTTGCCCTTCCCTCTACGAGTTTGCTGTGCAATAGCGTTGGCGTCACGCTCGATCTGATAGATCAGACCTTTGAACTTCTCAACACTCCAACGTCCGTTGGAATCAGTGTCAAGGTTGAAGATGCCAGCGTTAGCAACGTTGTTCTGAGCACCGACCTTTGCCTGCATATACACAGTACGGATCACTTCACGGTTGATCTCAGCCAAGATCTCAGAAGAGAGGATGTTGGCGAGTTCCGTTTCAGCATCCAGACCGTGGATTGCCTTAAGGTCTTGAGCAAGCTCAAGGGTGTACTCTGCTTTCAGAGCGCGTGATTTGGCGGTAACAGACACCTTGTCGATGCTGAATGCCATCTCGCGGAAGTCAGGTGAACCAGAGGTTCCCAGTGCTTCCAGGTAGTCACGTGAAGCGCCTTGAGCGTTCTCGTAACGCACGTCGCCAGAAGCGTACGTGGTGCTATCATTGAGGATAGCGGGGTTGTCGCCTTCAGCGTCGTTGTTAGCAGAAGCAGCTTGGTTAGAACCATCGCCACCGTTACCAGGACCAACGTAACCAGCGGTAGGATCGTAACCGCTGCCACCCTCGGCAGAGAAACCAGGGTTAGGCTCGTTGAACAATGCTTCAGCGCCACTACGATCGTTGTAGTGGGACTTCATTGCGAAGATGAGTCCAGTAGGACCGCTCATTGGTTGAACGCCACACACGTCATATGCGACGAGGTTAGGCATTGCGCGGCGCATCAAGCTGATCAGGATTGGATCGAATCCAGCCAGACCTGAGGAACCGTGAGAATTTTTAAGACCGTCAGCACCAACTGAGTTGATAGGTGCGGCTTCGTTTAGGAGAGCAGACTCGTTAAGGCAGCGCTCTTGGTTTTCGAGGAGTTGAGCAGTGACTTGACGACGGTGACCATCCTTAATAGGACTGTGATCGCCGTGGTCAAGAACAGGTGCCCACTTTTCCTGCAACTGATGGGTATCCATTTGTTTGGGAAATTTGAGTTAACGTTTTTTATAATTTAATGAATCACTTTTTGCCGAGTGCTTTCACATACGCCGCCATAGCGGGGTTAGCGAAGCTCTCAGTCAAACCTTCGACAGGTGTCTCAGTTTGCTCAGTGGCAATAGACTTGCCTTCAGAGAAGTAAGAACCTTTGATGGTGTTGAGTTTTTCTCTATATGTCTCTTCGTCCTTGAAAGAAACAGCTTCCGCGAGGGCAGCAAATTTTTCTTTCTGGGTGTCGGTGAGACCTTCACTCATTTCGGCAACAATGCCTTCACGAGAGAATTCAGAGATGCGATTAGACAGTTTCACATTCGCGTCAATTTGTTCGTTGAGGCGATCTTCCATTTCACGAAGGGAGACGTTCATTGATTCAAGAACATCTTCTTTGCCCTCAGGCACATCAATATAATGGTCATCGAAGAGGGACTTGAGTCCACCAATAAAGGACTCGGTGAGTTCCACCTTCAAACCATTGTCGATAGCAACTTGGTTCTCTTCGAGCCAACGCTCGGAAGTATACTTAAGCATACCATCGACTTCTTCTGCCAAGGAAGCACGAACTTTTTCGACTTCCTCGGCAAGCTTGGTGTTGTACTGTGCTTCCAGTTCCTCTACAATAGAACCAATCTTTGTTTTAACTGCTGCTTCAAAGATGGTTGCTGCTTTTGAGAGAAACTTCTCAGACAGTTGTTCGCCTTCTGCGAGTGCTGCAACGTCAGCACTGAGGTCAACTTCGATGTCCTCACGACGGGTGCCATAGGCAATTCCCTGATCCAGTTTTGGTTCAGAACCGTCTGGCAGATCAGTACCGTCACTACGTGTCTGACCATCTTTAGCAGCACCCAAGGTTGCATTGTCCTTGAGTTTGTTGCTATCGTCAGTAGACTTATTGTTAGTGGGGGTAGGACCACCTAGATCCTGAATTGCCTGACCAGGCACCAGGGATGGATCGAGTTTTCCAGGAGTTTGATCACCAGCTTCTGCCTTGGCATTCACTGCAGTTTTCGACTGAGTGGATGGTGCAGCGGGCTCCGAGCCAGGCACAGTGCTACTGGGAAGTTGCATTTCTGCAACCATCTCCTCAAATTTTTCGTTAATCAATTGGGACATCGGGAGTTAACCTCTAAGCTTTTTATACTGTTGTATGTCTAGATTTATTTATAAATTAAAGAGTGTTCAAGAAATCGTGAAACACTCTGAGTTTCCGCGTTTCTAATTCGCGGCGCTCACTCTCAGAAATGAACTTCTGATATTTAGCAACTTTTGACTCGTGAATGGCACCGTTATTCCAGACCCATTCTTTACCTTCCATAATTCCATTGACGAAAGCATCAGGTGCGGAAGGATCGGCAACAATGTCAGCAGCGGTTGCTAACATAAAGTCGTCTTTAACGTAAGAAGTATTCTCACGACGGTCAACGGAACCAAGACCCCTAGATGACACGCCTAGTTTTACGCCTTCATCTAAAAGATTTCTTGCAATATTGCCCATAGGCGTATTCAAGATCTTTGCTTTACCAATAAAATTATTGCCTTCTCTCTTGAGAGAAACGATGCGATGCGATACGCGATCAAGATTAATGGTGGGACCATCTGGGTGACCTAGTTCACCAACAGCACGATTAGCTTGTACGTGCTCAGTGACATACTTATTCACTTCGCGCTCAAGAACGTTCATAGGATAGACCCTATTGTTACGGTTCTTAAGTTCCGCTTGAAGGAAGACACCTTCGATGTAATGATTTTTCTTACCATTAGATTCCTCTATGATAAGATTAACCTCTTCAATCGTTTCCGTTATTAGTTTCATCTGTTGTGGGTTCAGCAGTTGCTTCTGGTTCTGCGCCGACATCACCAAAATAAGATTTGGCAATGACATCTGCATATGTGTCTAATGTCTCTGCGGATTTACCATAGAGCATTTGGTTAATCGCATCTACAGCTGCAGCGCGGTTGCCATCAGCAATAGCATCAACTGCCGCTCGTGCGGAAGCTTCGGGAGTCGTGTTTTCCATTATTAAGAGACCAGAATAATATTATTTAGCTATCTAAGTCGCTAGAACTTGCGCTTCCTAGATCAGGTTGGTTTTCGGGGAGTACTGCATCGATAGGAACAACGCTAGGAATGATACCAGCTGCTCTCTCTGCTTTGATCTGAGTTTCAATTTCTTTCCGTTCTTGATCACTCTGCTGAAGTACTTGCTTTTTGATGTACTCAGCTGAGAAGTAACGTCCCAGGTATGGTTCCATCTTGACAGCAAGATCCATACGATTGTTGTTAAGTTCCGCGTCTTTTAGTTCTTGGAAATGATTATCGAATAGGAAATCATATTGAATATGCTCACGCATATCCTCCCACTCTTCTACACTGATAACTCGCTTGAGAACAAGCTGAGTCTTCAGAAGATCATCAAATAGAACAGAAAACTTTTTGCGGAGACGACCAACAAACTTACCAAACTTAAGTTCATCACGGAGAATTTCATTGCTTCTTCCGAGACTAAATCCTTTTTCGCCATCCAATCTACTTGGTGGTAAGTTGAGTGACTTGAATAATTTCGTTCTGAAATATTCTACATCCTTGAGTTCACCAAGGTTTTGCCCGCCAGGAAGGGTGGAGATTTCGGTACCGCGCCCTCCCTCGCGGCGTGGAAGCCAGAAGTCTTCCAGCATAGACATATGCTTTTTGTCATCGCGAATCTCACCCGTGTTAGCATCATATACCAGCTTATTGCGATACCGATTCATTACATCGCGAAGGTATTGTTCTGCCTTAACTTTGGGCAGGTTACCAACATCGATGTAAAAAATTCTGCGCTCAGGTGCTCTACTCAAACGGTAGATAACCAAAGCATCTTCAATCATTCTCAACTGGTTAAGAGATTTGATTGCCTTGTGTAGGAATGAAAGACCAATCTTTTGATTGAGATCCATCAGTCCTGAATTGGTGTGAGCAATAGCATCCATCGCGATGCGGATACCTTTTTGCTCAGGTCCATTCATATTCAGGAAACCTTTTGGGTTATAGATGTAATACTCATCGTGGTTTCCAAAATCATAATCAAGAGCAGACGGTTCAGATCCACCATTAGCACGTCGTGCTGCGTTGGGATCCTTATCGTTCTTTCTGATCTCGCGCACTCTCTTGATCTTTAGGGGATCAATATAGCGAAGTTCGGTGATACCGAGTTTAGGACTATTGAGATCGATTACTTTGTGGTAGTGAAGTCTTCCATCAATATACCATCGACGAAAAATTTCGTGGGATTTACGATCAAAATCAAGCAGACGCTTGACGTTCTCGAATTCCTCACGAATTTTTGTCTTGATATTATCTCCAACTTCAAGGTTAGACAATTCGATCTGAACTGGAGTATCATCCAGATCGGAAATGATAGCTTCATTCACCACTTCATCGATAGCAGTATCGACTTCTGGGTGAAGTGCCATATCACGATAGCGGCGAATCAGCTCGTATTCATTACGAGACGATGCGCCGCCATCTAGGTCTACATATTGCCCAAAGTAACCACCAGCAATTGTGGTGATACTATCATCCTGTGATGGAGGGATCGGGGACTGACCCTTCGGTCCCTCCTTTCTCTTAATAGAGAATCCAAATAATTGAGCCATTATATTATGGAAAAATACCTAATACTAAGGTATTTATGCGATCAACTAATCTGGTTGTTGAACTCAGGGCCGTTGTCGCCAGCAGTCCAGTACTGAACTTGGAACTCAACGGTGAACTCTTCGATCTGATCATTGCTGTCATAAGCAAGATCGATCTGGGAGATCTGAGTAGGGAAACAACCCCACATCTTGTAGGTTCTGATCTTGTCGGACTCTTTACCAGAGCGACCCAACTGATGAACAATCAGGTTCTTGGTGTATCCTTCGGAACCACCACGTGGAAGGGTGAGATCAGCTACGTTATCTTCGTGTGCGTTGATGTTCTGAATCCACTCTTCAAACAACTGACGAAGTGCGAAGTCAGTATCGTTGAACAGGGTGATACTCCAGGTGTCGAAAGTTCTGTCACCAGCAACCTTCACGACGCGCCCACGGAAAGGAACGTCGATAACACCAATGTTTGATGCAGGAAGAGCAGCAGACTTGCACAAGAAAGAAGCTAGTTCTTTATCAGGAGAGGATGCTCCCAACCCAGTGGGCCAATCAAGATTGACACGGAATAGATTGGGTTTTACACCACTTTTTACTTTTGAAAGGAAGTCCTTTACGTTACTTGAGACTGGCATTGGTTTTTATACCTCTATGAATTTATTTAGAAAGAAAATTTGATTATCTACCAACAATTTCATCGAAGCTAATACCGCTACGGGTAGCAACGAAGGTGATCGTAATGAAGTTGATGGAGCGCGAAGGCTTCAGGTAGATCTCGGCAACAAATTCGTTGCGGTCGATCACATCGCCCGTGTTGTTTGTCTCATCGCAAACGACTAGGTAATCAGTGATACCACGACGTGCTTGGACTTCACGGAGGAAACCGCCAACAGCGTTAGCGAAAGAAGAACGAGTAATTTCATCGTTCAAATCAAACAGAACGTTCTTACCAAGATTCTCAACTTGTCTTTCGACAGTCAAGAACAAACGGCGAACATTGATACGGTCGAATGCGGAAGGAGTGCTGAGAGCAGTCTTATCACCATAGAGGACGGTACCGCGACCAGGGAATGTCGAGATTGGGTTGATACGTGCTTGGTACAGCTTGTCACGATCTGACTTAGCAGGGGTGTAAGCAAGCTTGATGACACCACGGAGAACACCGCGAGTGAAACCAGCAGGTGAGAACCAAGGATCCAGATCTGCACCCGTCTCAACACAGAGACCAGCAACGTCGCCGTTGCAAGGTACGTAACGATAAGTATCGTTGAAACGATCGTAGACATACTTCCAACCGCTATCAAACACAGCGTAAGAAGTAGGAGATCCAACGCCATCGAAGAAGTCGATTACGTTATCTCTTTGCTGCTCCACACTAGCGGCAAGCGTGCCAATCACGGCTGCCTTGTAAGGAGAAACAAATGCCATACAATCCTTTCTGCTAGAAGCGATGTTGATGCACTTCTGAGCAACTGTGATCGAGTCAACGCGAGTACTGAGTAGAGGACCAGCAAGGACATAATCAAGATTGATTGCTTCTGTATCAGCGAAGTAATCGTAACCAGAGGTAAGATCGCCAGCATCAACGTTGTAACCATCCACGCCACCAGCAAGGGTGTAGGACTGGTAACCCAGCATTGTGTAGTTGCGACCGTCTTGGATGCCGCTGCCCCAGATGCCAGTGGTGTAACCAGCGTAGCTAGCGGTAACGTTAGTGCTGTCGTGCTTACCGAAGTACAGGTACTCGGAAGCAAAACGGAGAACGTTGGCGTAGTAGTTATCGCCACCTTCAGAAGTTTGCGCATCGGCAGACTTGGAAAGGTTTTGGAATTTTTCTAGAACAGTGTTCTTGGTACCACTGATCTTGCCAGTAGCATCCAGAACCACGATGCTCAGTTCGTCATACTTAGAACCGAAGTTAGCAGCATACTGCGAAGTACCAGGACGGGAAACCAGAGTGTTCCAGTTGATGTTCGTTCCACTGATCTTCACATTGTCCCACCACTTCATCGATGTGGTGATGTCTGCTTGGGTCAGTTCAAATACATCTGTTCCGTCTGTTTGAGCAGCTGCGGCAGTACCAAACTGTCCACGGTCAACACCCAAATCAGGAGCAGAAGCAATATCTGTGACCTTGACGATTTCGCCAGATGCCAGAAGCAGGTGCTCGCCAACAGCGATGTTTGTAGCAGCGGTGACAGTGATAGTAGCATCACCAGATGCAACAGCACCGTTAAGTGTAGTAGCAGTAGCGCCAGTTTCCTTGACCAGCAGGTTCGCAGAACCAACAGGGAAGTTACCAGTGGTTTCGATCAAGAGGAGTGATGATCCACCAGCTGGATCGGTGTAAACCTTACCAGATGCACCAGAAGAGGTGTATGCGGCGTTACCAGCACCAGCAGT